AAGGACAAACTCATCACAGTTGTAGAGTGTGACTCCGAGGTCGCCATTTTTTACGAGATTTCACTACAGAAAATTGATCCTGAGAGAGAACCTTCAGAGCAAATAAACAGATCTATGGGGCATCTAAGCACTGTGGATCAAGCCCGAGAGACCTTAGAACAGATCTTTAAGAAGAAAGATAAGCTATAGCTGATCTTTTGAACCGCTACACTGTTAGTCTACAGGGATCTTTGAGTCTTGTCAAGCTTGACGAGGATCCTGTGACAGTGTAGACTGTGGACACATAAGACAAATCTTATGAAGAAAAAATCAGAACACTATGTCAATAACAAAGAGTTTCTAGAAGCACTGATTGTTTTTAAGCAACAGTGTAAGGAAGCTGCTGAGAACGGAGACGATCGTCCTCGTATCAGTAACTATATTGGAGAGTGCTTTCTGAAGATTGCTACCCATCTTTCGTACAAGCCTAACTTCGTGAACTACATGTTCAGAGAAGATATGATTTGTGATGGGATTGAAAATTGTGTCCAATACATTGAGAACTTTGACCCTGAGAAGTCCAGTAATCCTTTTGCGTATTTCACACAGATTATCTACTACGCATTCTTGAGAAGGATCTCCAAGGAGAAAAGGCAACTTGAGATTAGGCACAAGATCATTCAGCGGTCTGGATATGATCAAGTCTTCCACACGGATGACGGAGACAATCATTCAGACTATAATACGATCAAAGAAAATGCCGAGATTCGTATCAAGTGAAGGTTGCTATTATCACGGACCAGCACTTCGGTGCTAGAAAGTCCAGCCGTATTTTTCATGACTACTTCCTCAGGTTCTATAACGAGGTGTTCTTCCCTACTCTAGAGAAGGAGGGGATCACCACGGTGCTGGACCTGGGGGACACATTCGACAACAGAAGACAGCTTGATCTCTGGTCGATCCAGTGGGCAAGAGAAAATTACTATGATCGCCTAGAAAAATGGGGCGTCGCGGTCCATGCGATCGTGGGTAATCACACTGCCTATTTCAAGGACACCAATACTATCAACACCCTTGACAACGTACTGGGTGAGTATGGTAACGTTACAACTTATGCCAGCGCTGATACCCTCTACTTGGATGGGCGTGGCATTGTCCTTATACCTTGGATCAATCAAGAGAATGCTGAAGAAACTTACAAACTTATTGAAGAAACAGATTGCGACGTCGCGATGGGGCACCTTGAGCTCCAAGGATTTGAGGCTCATCGAGGATACCTCATGGATCGTGGTGCTTCGATCAGTGTCTATGAGAAGTTCTCACAGGTGTTCTCGGGACACTACCATCACAAGTCTAGCCGAGAGAACATCCATTACCTAGGTAACCCCTATCAGATCTATTGGAACGATTACAAGGATGAGAGAGGATTCCACATCTGGGATACTGAGACTCTTGAACTCACCTTCGTAAGAAATCCATTCGAGATCTATGAAAAGATCTTCTACGATGAGGATAAGAAACTGCCCAAGGCAATGAACTACAAGGGCAAGATGGTAAAGCTCATCGTAGAGAACAAGACTGACTCCTCAAAGTTTGACTACTTCATCTCCCAACTCTACGTGGCAGGTGTACATGAAGTCAAAGTTATCGAAGACTCCTCCTTCGACACTCATCTGGCAAGTGAGATAGATATAGAGAAGGAAGATACTTTGACCATTCTTGAGCGCTATGTCGATGACATGGAGCACTCTGATAAGTCTGGTCTCAAAGATATTCTGAAATCACTGTATGTTGAAGCGCTGGAGATAGTCTGATGTTCGTACTGGCACTCAAAGGAAAAGAAGACGAGGGTGCCTACAGTGTCGAAGACGCAATGGGAGAGAAGACACTCTATCTCTTTGTTGACAAAGACGACGCGATACGCTATGCTGGACTTCTGGAAGCCGACGACTACCCTGACATGTCAGTGGTAGAAGTGCCAGACAAGGATGCCTTACGTGCTTGTAAAGAGCACAACTTTGCTTACCATGTGATCACACCAGATCAGATAGTAATACCCCCTGATTTCTAATTTGTCTAAAGAATATCATGATCATATTCAAGACCGTCCGCTGGAAAAACTTTCTCTCCACGGGCAATGCCTTTACGGAGGTGGGCTTGGATGTGAGTCCTTCCACACTCATCGTCGGTTCCAATGGCGCAGGCAAGTCCACTATGCTGGACGCAATCTGCTTTGCGCTATTCAACAAACCGTTCCGTAAGATCACTAAGAATCAGTTGATCAACTCTGTGAATGAGAAAGACACAGTAGTTGAGGTGTCCTTTGACATTGGTTCTTCTGAATACAAAGTGGTCCGTGGAATCAAACCCAATAAGTTTGAGATCCATAAGAACGGTACAGTCCTTAATCAAGATTCAGCAGCGAAGGATCAGCAGATCTGGTTGGAACAGTCTGTTCTCAAGCTGAACTACAAGTCCTTCACACAAGTTGTCATCCTGGGATCCTCTACCTTTGTTCCCTTCATGCAACTTCCTGCTGCTTCTCGTAGAGAAGTGATTGAAGATCTTCTGGATATCAAGATCTTCTCTACCATGAACAGTCTTCTTAAGGATCGTGTTCGTGCCATTAAAGATTCACTGCGTGATGTTGAATACAACTACGAGCTTTGTAAGGAGCGAGTAGAGATTCAGCAACGATTTATTACTGATCTCAAAGATCAGAGTAAGTCAAATAATGCTCAACGCAAGGAGCAGATCAAATCTCTAGAAGATGAGATCTCTACTATCGTTGATCAGATTGATAAGTTCGGCATTGCTATCGAAGTTCTCCAAGAGGAGAACGATAAGATGGGTAGCAGTGTTGATACTCATAGTGAACTGAAGATCTATCAAGCTAAGTTCAAAGATAAAAAGAAAAGGTTGAACAGCGATTACAAGTTCTTCTCGGAGAACGATACCTGTCCGACTTGTAAGCAAAGTATTGACAAAGAACTAAAAGATAGCAAGATAGAAAGTCTCTCCAAGTCATTGGAAGAGCTGAGTGGTGCGACTGAGAAACTTCAAGAGAACATCGAGTATGCCGCTAAGCAGGTACAAAAGCATCAAGCCATTCTTGGTAAGATTCAGAACTACCAAAACGATATCAACTCTAAGAACAAAGAGATTGAGTGGAAGCGGCAAGCAATCAAAAAGATTGAGACTTCTATTGAAGAATCTTCTGGTGGCGGGGCAAACGTAAAGCGAGAGCAAGAGAAGCTCAAAGCTATCCTCAAAGAAGGTATGGAAGTTGAGACCCGTATCTCAGGTATGAAGAAAGATAGGGATAATCACGATGTCATCACCAATCTCCTCAAGGATACTGGTATTAAGAGTCAGATCATCAAACGATATCTGCCTGTAATGAACCAGTTGATCAACCGATACCTAAAGGAACTCGACTTTTATGTGTCGTTTGAACTTGACGAGAACTTTAACGAGACAATCAAGTCACGTTACCGTGATGACTTCAGTTATAGTTCGTTCAGTGAGGGTGAGAAGATGCGAATCGATCTCGCTCTCCTGTTCACTTGGAGAATGATTGCTAAGATGAAGAACTCGGCATGTACTAATTTGCTGATACTTGACGAAATCTTCGATAGTAGCTTAGACTTGTCGGGTACGGACGACTTTATGAAAATCTTGAGGTCGTTCTCTGACAATACCAATGTCTTTGTCATCAGTCACAAGCCTGATGTTTTACAAGACAAGTTCAACAGAATTCTGAGAGTAGAGAAGAAGCAAAACTTTAGTGTAGTCTCTGAAGAATCAGGTCTGTGAACTAAATACCCCAGAACAACATCATGTACAAACCTTACTCACCTGAGTGGCATAGATACCGCTACCTTAAGGAAGCACTCGACACATACTTCGACGACTACGTTGATAACGATGTCATCTACGAAGATATTATGGATATCCTAGGAGCTAGGATGTCTGATGCTGTTGAGCAAGTCAACAAGGTTATGGATTTGAAAGACAAACTCAAGAAGAACTAAAATGCTTTCTACTGCTTATCGCAAGCGCCTTGAGGGTATCTGTCAAAAGATTGCCCAGGGTGAGGAAGTTCCTTTGACCGATATGATTTGGGCAGAGAAACTT